CCTCTCCCGCCCCTGCCACAACCGGGTCGGGCGGCGGGTCGGGCTGACCCAGGGGGGAGGGTAAAAACTCCATAGGCTCACAGGCCCGAACGACGGGGGGAGCCAAATTTCCATTTCCACAAAATTCGGATTCCCAAAATGGGCAGGCCACGCAAGCCGACGAACGTGCTTGAGCTGACTGGCGCGTTCAAGAAGAACCCGGACCGTGCCCGTGAAGACGCCCAGACTGTAGGCCCACTGACCGGTCCGCCCCCTCATTTGAATGGTGGTGCACTCCACGCCTGGAAAGAGATTGCCGGTCACGCGCCGCTCGAGGTGCTGACCAACTCCGACCGCATCGCGCTGGAGCTCGCCGCCCAACTGCTCCACCAGTTCCGCGAGGACCCGGTGGAGTTCCCAGCGACCAAGCTGGTCCGCCTCGAGGCCCTGCTCGGCAAGTTCGGCATGACGCCGGCCGACCGGGCGAAGGTCGCGGGCAAGCCCAGCCGGCCCAGCGCATCCGCGTTCGATGAATTCTGATGGCTACCAAGAAGACCTATCCCTTCGTCCGGGCGGCGGAGAAGTACGCGCGCGACGTGGTGAGCGGCAAGATCATCGCCTGCAAGATGGTGGTGCTCGCCTGTCAGCGTCACCTCGACGACCGCAAGCGCAAGGCCTCGGCTGAGTTCCCCTACAAGTTCGACCCGGCCAAGGCCGAGCGCATCGCCCGTTTCCTGCAGAAGCTGCCCCACACCAAGGGCAAATGGGCGGCCAAGCGCGAGCCGATCAAACTGGAGCCCTGGCAACTGTTCTCGGTCTGTATCCCATTCGGCTGGGTGCACTACAAGACCGGGTACCGCCGGTACCGCGTCATCCTGATCTTCGTGCCGCGCAAGAACGGCAAGAGCATCATCGCCGGCGGTACCGGCCTGTACATGTTCTGTGCTGACAACGAGTTCGGCGCCGAGGTGTATTCGGGCGCGACGACCGAGAAGCAGGCCTGGGAGGTGTTCCGCCCAGCGAAGCAGATGGTGGAGCGGACCGAAGCCCTGCGCGAGCGGTTCGCCGTCCAGGTCAACGCCTCGAACATGGCCCGCCTCGACGACGGCAGCCGGTTCGAACCCGTGATCGGCAAGCCCGGCGACGGCGCCTCACCGTCCTGCGCCATCATCGACGAGTACCACGAGCACGCCGACAGCACGCTGTTCGACACCATGGAAACCGGCATGGGCGCCCGCGACCAGCCGGTGCTGCTGGTCATCACCACGGCCGGCGCCACCATCGGAGGCCCCTGCCACGAACTGGTGCGGGACGCCGAGAAGATGCTGCAGAAGGTACCGGGGGCCGACAAGCCGGACCTCTGGGCCATGCTCTACTCGCTGGACCAGGGCGACGACTGGACCGACCCGCGCAACCTGATCAAGGCGAACCCCAACTACGGCGTGTCCGTCTCGGCCGACTACCTGCAGGCCCGCCTGCGCGACGCCATGCAGTCCGCCCGCAAGCAGGCGGTGTTCCGCACCAAGCACCTCAACGAATGGGTGGGCGCCAAGACCGCGTGGCTCAACATGCTGCGATGGTTCGAGGCCCAGCCGCGCAAGCCCCTCAAGGAACTGGAGGGCCGCCCCTGCTACATCGGCCTGGACCTGGCGTCGAAGATCGACGTGGCCGCCGCGGTCAAGGTGTTCCCCCCGGTGGACGATGACCCGCTGTGGCATGTGCACGGCCGGTACTACCTGCCCGAAGCGCGCGTGCTGGACAGCGAAGACACCAACGCCCAGCGCTATGCCGAGTGGGACGCCCTGGGCCTGCTGACCCTCACCGACGGTGAGGTGATCGACTTCGAAGTGATCAAGGACGACCTGCGCGAAGACCTCGGCCGGTTCAACGTCCAGCAGATCGGCTTCGACCCCTGGCAGGCCACACAGCTCGCCCAGGAGATGGACGCCGAGGGCGCCCCGATGGTCGAGGTGGGTGCCACCGTCCGCAACTTCAGCGAGCCCATGAAGGAGCTGGAGAAGCTGGTGGTGCTGCGCATCCTGGCCCATGGCGGGTGCCCGGTGCTGTCGTGGATGGCCTCCAACGTCGTGGCCTCCCTCGACGCCAAGGACAACATCTACCCGCGCAAGGAACGCGCCGAGAACAAGATCGACGGCATGGTCGCCACGATCATCGCCCTCAACCGGGCCCTCACCTCGATGGAAACAGCTTCCCTCGATGACTTCCTCAACCGACCCATGAGCATGTGATGGCAGACACCGACTACAGTATCGACCTGCGCACCCGCAGCCCTGTCTGGGCGCGCATGGCCGCCTTCTTCACCGGAGGCCGCCTGGTGACGCCTGAGAAGGGGTCGCAGACCGGGCCCATCTCCGCAGGCGGGTCCGTCGGCGAATCGCTGGTCACCGATGAGCGCATCCTGCAGATATCCACCGTGTGGGCCTGCGTGCGCCTTATCAGCACCGTCACGGCCAGCCTGCCGCTGGACATCTACGAGACCGTAGACGGCGAGCGCAAGAAGGTCGGCCTGGATAACCCCCTGGCCCGCCTGCTGCAGTATTCGCCCAACATCTACATGACGGCCCTCGAATTCCGCGAGGCCATGACCATGCAGCTGGCCACCTACGGCAACGCCTATGCCCTCATCGAGCGCAACAGTGTCGGCGACGTG